CTGCTGTGGCGTGAGCGGCTTAGCCCGGTCAAACCCAAACAGAACCTTGCCGCGCGCCTCCGGTGGCAGAAGCTTCGGCAATACCTGCGCGTTGATGCGAGCCTGCAGTAGCTCAAGGATTGGGCCGATAAGGTGGCTGCTTGCAACGTCAACCTGCACATGCGCAGTGGCTCGGTTGATGTTTTCAGACTCTCCAAGCTCTACTGGCATGACGCCAAACACTCGCCAGATAGTGCGACGAAGTTCGGTGACCACTTCAAGAAGCTGTACGTCCTTGAGCGGACGCCGCATTTCGACCCACTTGGCGTCGATACCACCCGGCTGCGGGCTGGTAATCACGCGAAGCTTGTGGTCTTTGCCGCGCATCGCCTGCAGGTCTGCGCGTGCGCGCTCAGCAGCAGTTCCAGCCACGCCAGCAAGCACAAGTAGTCCGGGCGGGATTTCATCGGCGTCCATCGCTACCATCGTGTGCTCGGCAGAAAGCAGCACGGTCACACACTCATTCACAAGCGTGTCGAGGAGGCTTACACCAAGGTTCGCGCGGTTGTTTCGGAACAGCGACAGGTAGCACAGCCGCTCGGGTGGCATCTGAACGATGATGTCGGGCTGCCCGGTCGGCACACCAGTTTCGCTCTCTTGCTCGTAGCGAAGCAGCTGGCCCTTAGCGTCGGTAACGGGAAACCAGCTGCTTCCGAGCCACGGCACAAGCTCAAGCAGCTTGCCACGCTGCTCGTTCAGCTCCATCACGCCAGCGTCGTAAACCAACAGGTCAGTAACAACGCGGGTCATAATCTCCTGCCAAGTCTCACCGTTTTTGCTCGGAACCTGCAGCCAGTCGCGCACGGACACAGCGTGCTGCATCATGCGGTGGTACTCGTCTGAGTTCCGAGGGTCGGTCACTGGCTTCACGTACCAGTCCCATGTGGCCACTCGCCGCACAATGCTATCCACGCACGCGCGGACATCGGGCGTCTGCCGATACAAGTCCCAACACTGGATTGGCATGAGGTTGCGCCATCGCGAATAGAACGAGTAGTGGCCGGGGCCACCGCTGTTGCTCGCGTCGTAAGGCGGGCCGTCTAGTGCCTGCGCGTAGCCCAGCCGCTCGCGCGCGCTCGGGCGCGGCTGCTGCCCATTCACAAGCCAACCACCTGCAGCGGGAGCCGCCTGCGTGCGTCCAATCTGCACGACGCCCATCGGCATGAGCTTTACTTCGGCCATCACTTCCTCCCGCTTTCGCCAGCGTACACTAACGCTCAACAAGCCTACAGGCCGGATTGACGATGCGGTAGCTGCTGAGGCAGCACCACAGCCAAAACATCACCCGTGGTATTCACCCTGCATGGACAACAGGTCGAGGGCGACACGGCTGTAGGCATCGCTGAACCTGTAGTGGTCGTCAAGGTTGCCTTCGCTCCACACGTACCGTGTGCCGCTTTCGTTTAGAACGCGCTTGGGTGCCTGCATTTGGTCAGACCACCCCTGCACACGCCATACGTCTTCGGGCCATGTGCGCCTTGCTGGGAACACACGGCAGTCCTCCATCGTGGCGTCAAGCAGCTGCGTTCGGTCAACCGTGACTAGCTTTCGTTCGTAGTCGTGACGGATGCCGTAGTCCTGTGCCCCAATACGGTCGGTGCTGTGGAACTGGCATAGCCACACATCGCAGACCCCAGTTTCAGCGCACCTGTCCCGAAGCTGCTGCGCTGCCCGTGTTTCGGGGCGCGCGTCAACAACAGCCGTATTGACCTTGTACCGAACAAGCAGGTCGTACAGCTGGTCAAATGTAGACACCTCGCCCGTCCATCGACCAACACGCACGGCACGTTCGTCGTCTTGCCTGTGCTGAACAACGCAGATGTCTACGTTCAGAGCGCGGCTACCAACGTCGATGCCAGCGACCACCTGCTCCTTGGCAAGCTTGGCATCGCCGCCTTCGTCCATTGGGTCAGCGCACGCAGCACGCTGCAGCATGTCAAGCGTAACGGCACTGCCTTCGGGGGCGTATGGTAGCCCCAGCACGCTGGCGTAGAAGGCTACCAGCTTCGCACCGCTGCCCTGCGCCTCGACCCACTCTCGCCATAGCGGTCGCAAGTCTTGCGAAAGGACATCAAGACGGCTGATGTGGTAGCCACGCCGATGCTTGTCCGGACGCTCTGCGACCCATTGCCCACCGTCCGGTACACGGTCAAACGGGTTGCCGCACTTGCGGCATACCGGGCGAAGCAAACCATCCTCGCTACGGTTCTTATCGCGCAGCTCCCAACGCCCAGCGTCGTTGCGGGTCACTACGTTTACGAGCCAGTCAAGCGGCTGTCGCTCCCCACAGTGCCCGCATCGGTGGTGCCACTTTCGGCCATCGCTCACATCGTACAATCCAGCCACGCCCTCACGGGGCAAGGTCGGGTTTCCGATGCGAAACAGTTGCGGGTGTTGGCTTGCACGCAGTCGGTCACGCGCGAACGCTAGGTTCTCCTGCACGCAGCGGTCATACTCGTCCACCACAAGCGTATCCGCGCTGAACTCGATGAAGTCGTTGACTGTGTTGCTCCCGAGAAACAGCAGCGCACCCTGTCCGAACCGCTTGTGCCGCACGCTGCCGAGGTCGCCGTGCGCGAGCTTGGCGGTGTAGGCGGGAACCTGCTCCAACAGCGGGTGAATACGCCGCTGCACAAAACGGTCGCGCAGCTGGAAGCTTGGCAGAACATAGGCGCAGATGCGGCCACCCCAACCCGCGCGTTCAAGCGCAAGCTGAACCAGCAGCTCGCTCCACCCGACCTGCACGCACTTCATTGCGTCGAAACCCTCAATCTTGGGGGCATCGCAGTAAAGCTCAATAAGGTATGGCTTGTCCTTGAACGCTAGCGGCTCCCCGCGCGTTGTTCTGTGATGCCGCATGGCAATGCCGAGCAGCGGGTACTCGGATGAAAGCGTGTCAACGACCTTGGTGGTCGGGGACTCCATTTCTGTAAGCCTGTCTCGCGCCACTAGAGCACCCTCTTTCCTCGGTTTGCGGCCAGCGCAGGCAACACGGGGCGTGTTGGCATCCCGGGATGGCACGGCCGAATGTTGCATGTGATGAACTCACGCTTCTGCCCGCTGTAGGTTCGTCCACGGCGTCCAGTGTCGCGTGCCCAAGTCAGTTCTTGTGCGTACCAGCCAATCGCCACAAGCTCGGAGATAGGTTCTGCTTCAGCGATGGCAACGGTGTTTCCGTTGCTGGCCCACGCTGTCGCGAGGCCAATCACATCGGCACGGGACAGCTCGTGCTCGTACCCTGCGGTTCCGACATACGGTGGGTCGATATAAACAACCGCACCTGTCCGAATCGGAACCTCGCGTGCGTCTCGGTAAATGCAAGCGTCAACCGCATCGTGCCCAGTGCGGAACCGCCGCACCAGCCCCGGCAGGGTAACGCCCACGGTGCCTAGCTGGCTTGCGCCGGGGCCGCGATACATGGTGCCCCATAGGCTCCACCCCTCCAGCAACACTTGCCGCGCCACAGCGCGCGGCGTGGCCGCTGCAACGGGTGTTTCCGCGCGTAGCGCGCCCCACAGGGCGCGTGCAGGCTCACTCAGCCAGCTCTCAAGCACATCAGCGACACCAAGCCAAAGATTTTGGTCGGTGTAGCTATGGAGCAGCATCCTCGCTCCATCGTCGGGTTCTGCCCAAACGTACTGATGCGCTCGCTGCCCCGGCGACAAGCCAAGCACACGTAGAGTGGCATCAGCGTAGTTCTGTTTGCCACCCTGCCTGCTGATTGGCGGCTTGCGCTCAGCATCGTGTAGGCGAAGGCTTACGGCTGCTGTTCCAGCGCATAGTTCAACAAACAAAGGAACAGCTTGCACGTTACCGCTTGCGCTCGGCAGGCCCGAACGCAGCACGCTCTACCTGCGGCGGGTTGCTGACAAGCGACCACACGCTGTAACGGTGCCCGTCGCCGCCCTCGTACACGCGCACGCGCACGCCCACGCCGTGCAGCACTGCGCGCCCGACCACACTCGCGCTCGCAACGTCAAGCAGGTGCTCTAACGTGCGCCTGTCGAGGTACATGCGAACGTCCTGCGCAGCGAGCGGGCCACCTACAACGCTTTCTCCGACCAGCCTGTCTTGAAGGCCCGGTGGAGCAACACCGGGTC